AAGTATTGGAGCCAGCCACAGTTACCTCAACCTCGACCTTTGCGCCTGTCTCAGCGAACTGCTCCTTCTTGAATTCAACCTTCTCAACTACTGCCTTCTCGCGCTCGTTAGCCTCAACCTTGACGATGCTAACCGCGATACCGACTGTTGAATCCTTTTGGAACTCTAACTGGCAGACGGAGCGAACATTCTGGGCGTATGAACTGTCACCCTCAAAGTTCTTGCCCCACTCGATAAGTTGGCGAGCCTTTGCATACTCAGCCTCTCCAGCCTCACCAATTTCATTCTTTGCCCAGATTTCGTTGTATTGGTTGATGTTCTTGAGAACGCCCCATACCAAGTCTTTTGTGGAGACTCCCTCAGATGCCTTCACATAACCTAACTTCTTAACTGCCAAGATAGCGTGAGCGATGATTGCCTCTGTGCTAATCGCAGAGATTCCGCCTGACCAGCCACCGAACTCATCTTCGAAGTCTTGCTCTGTGACTAAAGCGCTCGCGTAGAAAGTCCAGCCGATGAAGTCCTTAACGCAACTTGAGCCAACCTGACTCAACTTTCCTTCTTCGTTCTTGACGAAGATAACCTTGCCACGGTTACGAACCTTCTGGCAATGGTCGCAATATCCCTTTTTAACATCGGATGCCTGAATTGAGATTTCTTCAGAGATGCCGTGAAGGATGATTTGTTCCTCAATGAACTCAGCCACGCCTACGAATTCCCAACCTTGATACTTGAGTGGTTCGCCTTCAATCACCAAGACCTGATACTGGAACTCAACGCCCTTGATTTCTTCAATGCGCTCTTGGATGCTGACTTTGAAACCGCCAGATAATCCTTGCTTTTGACCGCGCTGGGCAATCTTTTGCGCTCTAATAAGAGTCTTATCAACATTGACTTCAGAGATTCTGAACTCTCTCATGCTGTCTCCTTCCGACAACATAAGTATACCAAACTAGGGTTAGATAATCAAGACTCCCTGCGAGCGCGTTCCTCACGAATCATTGCTAAAGTCAGGAAGTATCCGATGCCATCTACCACCGTATCGGGCTTGGTAATATGGGCTTCTCTGGCAATCTTGACTCCCACCATACATAGGCTCACCTGCTCGGCTGTAACCTGTATGCCGAGGATAGCGCTCCAGATTTGAGCCGCCCTAGTGAAGTTATCTAGGGGATGCCCATAAGCCTCCTGACGGTCTCCAGAGACGAGTTCAGCCGCATATAGGGCTAAGTCTCTAGGGTCATTCATTGAAGCAGTTGGAGGTCTGTTACCCCCCGCTCCGACACAACAAATGTCAGAACTCCCACATCCGCAGTTTCTCCCGTTGATTGACTCCACCATACGCTTCCTCCATCTAACGCGGGGGCTTGGAGCCATTTAACTCCGCCCCAATCTGCCATCTTGAGTGAATGATAATGACCAGTCACTAAAATATCGCAATCTCCGATTTTGTTGCGCCCGAGTGTCTGGTCAGCAATCCATCTACGGAGTTTGGCTTCAACTCCAGCCCCAGCGCGAGCCAGATGCCCGTGAGTAATTCCGATGATTTTTGTTCCCGCTTCAACTGTCAGCGATAGGGAATCTGTTGGAATGGCGAACTTAATATGCCCGTAAGCCTCTGGGTTGGCTTGGAAGATTTCAGCAACGGACTCAACTAGGGCTACATCGTCATTGTCATTGAGGGTCGTAAAGGCTTTTCCGTTCTTACGGTTCTCGCCATGATTTCCGCCAATCGCCGCAACTGTGATTTCAGGAGCAAACTTAGACCAACGGATTAGGGCATCACGAAGCAGACGGCGAGCAATCTTTACTTGGTCTCGTCTATCAACTTCCACCGTAAAAGTTTGGATGTCATAATGTCCATCACAACCTTCAACTAAATCACCGAGGCAAAGGACAGTTATGGATTCAATGGGTCTGCCCATCTTTTTCAACTCTTTGTATCGGGCTTCAACATCGTCAATGGCTTGGAGCCAGCGACCAACTAAACCTTTAAGTCCGTCTCCATCTTTCTTACCGACCTGCCAATCTGCGGCAACTACAACTAAACTGGCGCTACCTTCAATGAGTGGCTTTCTTTCTCTGGGCTTATGCTTTCGTATCTCTTGAATCAAATGGTCTATATCGGCGCGTTCTTTAGCCCCTTTACGAACGACCTTTCCTTTCCATTGGCGGTTGAGCGCACCTTCGGCGTTACCCCACACATTAAAAAGGACAGGCTCGACAACAGCGAAGTTATCGGGGTCCAGACCCCAGATACGAAGAACTCCTGACCAATCTGGGTGAGCATCACCTTCCATTGCCTCGGTAGTTACTACGCCTTCATTGCCATCCCAAGAAACCCCAGGAGTCCATTCAGCGCTTCTTTTGCGTGACTCCATAGGCTGAGTCGTATTGTTTTCTGTTGTTTTTAATAAGTTCTCAAGAGCATCATCTAAATTCATTTTTCACACTTGCATCCGTCTAAGCCTTGCAACCTACGGCGGTGACGGCGAACTACATTCGAACTCATCTCGAACCCAAAGTCAGCAAGAACCTTTGTTATTGCGGTTCCCTCAACTGAAGGGTTAATAAGAGTTTCCATTAGTTTTGACGAGAAAGATTCAGGCAACTCTCTCATCAATTTACCCATCGCGCACTCATGCCCAGGCAAGGTCTTTTTTCCATTGAGGGAGTCTAACTTAGAGGTGAAATCATCCAGACTTATTTTTTGACTTACACCTAGGACATCGGATACTCCATGGTCGCGTAGCCGACTCAAAGAGGAGTCTGTCGCATTTCCAGCACCTTTGGAACTCGTCTGTCGTTGCGTTTCTGCCATACGGGTCTACCACTCTCTCTTGGGGAGCCAATGGCTCCTGTGTTACTTCCTCACTAGACATCGAAAATTCACCGATAGTAGTGGTCGCTGTTTTGGGTCTATCCCCAATGGATTAACACTACCCATCGGTTCTATCCTCAAAACATGGACACCTGAAATTGTGACATCAGTTACCCGAGCAAGCAAGTTTCGAATATCCTCAACTGCATCTCTCGCTGTTGGATAATCTTCACGACCTGCACGACAAATAATTTGAAGCATTGGATAGTCAATTGCGATTCCACCCGTTCCCATTGTGAAGGCTGGTGGGGTGCCTGAGTTCTCAAAGACTGCCGTACAGACATCTGGAGACTCTGGCAAAGTGCCTAGAAATAAGGTGGTTCCCAATGTTCCCTTAGAAGTGTGTGCGCCAAAAGCGCTTGAGGTGTTCTGTAGGTAGTCACCTATAGATTCAAGAATTGTTGGCATCAGACTGCTCCGTTCTTTCTAATAAGGTCAATGATACGCCGAGCCATATTTTGCTGAATCTCTGGCAATCTCTCCATAAAAGGTTGCTCTAAATACTTAGCCTGAGTTGGTGGATTGTGATAGTTTCCTAGAATCTCATGGACATACATCGCGTATGGAGCGGCTGGACCGCCAAAGAAAATATCAACTCCGATGCCTTGAGGAGTATTCATTGGAGCCGAGACTCCGCCTGAGCCACGCAAAGCGCCTGTATCAATAGGGGTCAAAATCATGGCTCTAGCAAAAATCATATTGGCTTCTTCAAGGATTACTTGCCCGACTACTTTGCCAGCATCTTTGCCAGACACCTCAAGCATATTGCGTAACTCTTGAGCGCCTTCTAGTTCAAATGTGAATGTTTGAGCCATGGTTATCTACCAAAGCGTATGACGGTGTGATGCGCTCCGTTTTCGTCTGCGATGTTATCAACCGCATTGATAGTAAATGTGTCGTTTCCGACTACCATTCTATGAGAAACGGTGATTGAAGTCTGTGGACCCTTGGTTATGAAGCGACCAATATCGGTAACTTCAACTCCTTGAACATCACGGCTTCGAACTGTGTCATAGATAAGGCGACCAGTAGCCGAGATATTTGTTTGGGCATTGCCAAAAGTGGTTTTATTGTATTTATCAACTGATGCCTTCGGGGTAAAGACCACGGTATCGCTCATAAACTCAGCGACTTTGTTGTAGATAGCATCTGCCATGGCTACACCCCTACTCTACGATGCGTGTTTCGTAGAAAGAGTTTGGGTTATCCATCTGACCAACTACAAAGTCTGTATTGTAATCGGTGGTTGTCTTGTCATCTGTGGACTTCAAAGCATCAGTCTTAGCCCATGGGCGAGGAGGAGATTTACGCATCTTGCGCTGGAATAGGCTATGAGCCAACTCTTTGTAGTGCGTTACCTTTGAACTATAAGACTCGGAAACCGAAATATCGCCTACGCTCTTTGAAGTGCTATCGGCTAGACGGGCAAATCGAGCAATAAGGATTTCAGCCAACTCACGCGCCGCTTCATAAGAATCATTTGACCACTCAGTTAGGACATAAGAAATTTCTTCGTCTGAGAATAAAGCATCAGTTGAGTCTGTGTCGTTAAGAAGGAACCGAACATAATTTCGAGCCGATGTACTTGGGTCTCCTGAGTAGGTAAAAGTCATTACATACCGCCGAGAAATAACATTGATGTACGAACAAAGTTCTGAGTTGCAAGAATGTCTGTCTCGTTAGGCAGGGTAACTGTTACATCTCCTGTTGGTTCACCCGCTGAAAGAGTAAGTTCAAAAGCATCGGCTGTGGTTCCCTCAAATACGATGTTCTGGGAGAAAGCCAACTCAAGCCCTGTTTGCTGACCAGTAAAGGTTGCATTGCTGATTGTTGGTGAAGTCAGCGCTGTAATCCCTGTGAGGTTTCCAGTCGTAATGACTGTTCCTGTTACATCTGGGATAGTCACTACTCGGTCTGCTGTTGGGTCTACTACTGTTAGAGTTGTTTCAAACCCATTGGCTGTAGCGCCCTCAAAGGCAACTTCGGTTGAAACTTGAATATTGCCAGTAAATATTGCTCCGCTTAATAGAGCATAACCATCTAACTCGGTGTCTACATCTGTAGCCAAGTTTTGAATATCGGTATGAACGGCAGGATTATCACCCGCGGTTGGGTATCTTAGACCCTTAGTGGTTGTGCCAGCCATAATACTCCTTCGTAAAGACTATCAGTATACCCTGCCCCAACTAATAGCGTTCCACGCTCTTTCGTGAAAATAATAGATAAAGACTTTAACGACAGTTTCCCAAAAGGCTATAAGAGCCGCCAAGGAGCCTTTGCCTGTAATCATATAGACGACAGCCACCGAAGATACAGTTCCCCATATACGATAACTGAGAGATTTAACAAACGAGCGAGCCTTAGTTACTTTCATTTTTATCTTTACTAAAAAGTCTTTCTTCTGCTTCGTTCATTGCTTTACCGCTATTTTCTATCTGCTTAAAGACCCATTTCGCGGCGTTTTTGAGTAGCACTAATAGCCTCAATCTCATCCCCTAACTTAACCTGTTCAATCTTATAGCCGACATCTCGACCATAGACGATATTGGTGATATTTGGAAACTTTACAACCATAGCATTTTTCATCTTAGGGTCAGCCTCAATAAAGGTCTTTACTTTTTGGAAAGTTAGAGGGTCTTTTTCGCCTGTCTTGTAAGTATTGCGAACTCCAAGAACTACTTGGTCTGTTCGCTTACCCGCTTCGTCATAAAGAGCATGGTGTCCTTCATGCCACGGCTGGTAACGACCAAGCATGAGCGTTGTTGGCTTGCGCCAATCGTAGAGTCCACAATGGAAGATTACCAACTCGGCTTCTTCGGTTATGGACATTCCTGCTGGAATCTCAACATCAAAGCGACTCGGGTTTTCCCACATTTTATTTGTATCTGCAAAGCGACCTTGCTCAATACGGTTCACCCAAACAAGATAATCGGGAACTCCAAAAGCATCTCTAGTTTCTTGAGTCGGGCATATAAAATCAACAACTACTATTTCGCCTTGTTCATCGAGCAACCTAGCCAAAGCACCCAGACGGCGAGCATTTTCAATTCTGTCTGCTAGTTCAAAGCCCAAATCTTTATTTAGGTCGGCTCTTACTTTATCTGCATTGATATGAATAGCATTTATTCTGTCTGCTAATTCGGTAGCAAGGCTAGTCTTACCGCTACCCGCTTGACCTATTATTTGAATAATCATTCAAACCCCTCATTTTTATATTTACCCTGTATGTAGGGGGAGAGATACTTGTCAATATCGTATTTACTTTTTTCAATAGTTTCTCGGACTGAATGAAAATCGGGAAGCCCATAAACTTCTTTATCATTGTATTTTTCTTGACTTGTTATGTGAGTAAAATTGTGTTTGTATTTATCTAATCCGAGAAAATCATAAATTGATTCTATGCTATTTTCGGTGTTATTTATTAAACTGTCATACGGGATTAACAAAAACTTATCTTTGTGTTGTTCTGATTTTGAATTTCTTAATGATGTCAAGTTTAATTTTAATTCGTTATGCGACTCCATTAACCAAACACATCGAGCATCATTCATATTCCCATATTGTTTTAGATAATGCTCGCGTATCACAGCATCGTCAATATAGTTATTTTTTGGATTGGTCTCGCATTGGCGAACAAAAGAGGCTAATATCTCAAGTAT